CATGTCGGGCGGATGAGATAAGCGAGTCGACATCTGGCGTTACCGGGGAATATCAGAAAAATGTCATGGTTATGTGATGATTTAGTCTGGGATTTTACTTCAGAGAAACGGGTGTCTGTTTAGTCAACAAAATAATCACAAACGCAACGGATGGGTTCTCGACGTTATTCACGACAGGCTCGTACATTACAGCGAGTAATAAAAAACCTGATATGCAAAGTCAAACCAATATTCATAATGTCTTTTTATTCACAACAATAAATAATTCAATAACAATCATTGAAATGAATGATGATTTGTATAAGTAATATACGCTACCGCCCCACCCTGATAACATGATCTGCACATTGCCATCTTAACGTCGTTAAACACTGGCTTAATAGTGGATATTTCAAATTAGGAATTTATTAAATTCACCTGATGAATATCATAAGCAAATAGCATAGAAAATAATGACAATTCCCCCGAGGGGACCATTTCCAAAGCACTGCACCACCACCAGGTGCCCGGATGATCTTGCTTCAGTGGTAAGAGTACCTGATTCATTGTTCCCAAAATGATGTTTTCCCCGGCCCCGCCAATAATGTGCAGCTCTCACGTGATAATCTATTGATTAGGTTATATTAAGAATCAATATTTAAAATACATCCATTTTCTTGAATAAATCAACATGTTTATTTATCAATTGCTGTTTTAGCTCTGACTCATCAAGCTCTCCATATTTGTCCTACAGATAATTGCGAATAAATACAGAGAACGCCATTTATCCTTTTAGCATACCTGCCGGATATTTTTATTTGTATTAATATTAATTGCATCTCCAACTCCGAGCATATCCATCATTAAAAACTTTTTGAGATTATAGAATACCTGTGATAACAAGTAAAACATCTGCACAATGTGAATAGTTAGTTTCTTTTCAGAGGAAATGAAATAGACAAGCTGAATGAAGGGGAGAGTGATATAAATCAAAAAACATAACATGAATTTAATTAATTACACCCATCATTGTGGATAAAGTTACTGAATAATAAATAACATAATCTTCTGGTATCCCACTCAAATAATTTCATTCCTTTTTAATACTTCTTGTAATTTCGGTAACTGACATACAGCATCAGCGATCGCGCTGATATTCTGCGCATTATCCTGAAACCATTCATGCCCCGGCCCCCATGTGCGCATGGTGCAGAGATAACAGTCCACCAGCGTTAGTTGCTCACCAAAGGCATAAGGTTCAGCGGTCAATTGTGAATTCAGCCAGATATAAAGTGATTTGCGATATTCAATTACATTCTTCTTTAACTGTTCAGGTGCGTCAGATGCCCAACGCTCAGGGTAATCGGCGAAAGTGAATGTTGGATAGACATTAGCAACCAGCCAGACCAATAGCCGTTGAAACTGCTGACGTTCGGCGCGCCCAACCGGTGGCGCAAGGTCCGGGCGACGATCGAGAACCATAAATGCAATCGCCGCTGTCTCCGTCATAATCTCGTCATTTTCCAGCGCCAGTGTCGGAACCTGACACAACGGGTTCAGGGTTTTCAATAACTCGCGTGAAGCTCCCTCGTGGTCAAAACCACTGACATCAACGAACTGATAAGGAATATCAGCCAGTGTTAGCATCAGCTCACTGATTGTAGAGCCCCATCCGGGTACGCCATACACCTTAATCAT